CTTTTTCACCTTCTTTACCAGTTGGTAAAAAGCTATACATCAAACCTTGGAAGTCTTGAGCAGAAGATGGTATTAAACCTGTAAATTTAAAGCCTTTACCTCTTAGTTTAGCTTGTGCATTAGAAAAACGTTTTTGAGCATCAATACCTGTTGTTTTTTCTAATATAATGTTAAACTCGTTATTTAAGTTTTTACTAAATTGTATTTTAGCTTGTACAGAACTACCTTTAATATCTAGTTGCTGCATCATATTTTTAACGGCCTCAACATTAGGTAGCGCATCGTCAACAAAATATATATCGTTGTAGCCCTCCGAAAATTTACCAGCTATCCACATAGCTTTTGCTTCGCCTGTACTATTACCTAAACCAGTAATGTTTTCTATTGGCATATTTATACCTTGCGTTTTTAACCAAGCCCGTATTGCTGGTGCAGAATCAGCTGGTCTAGCGGTAAGTATATAGTTGTTTTCAATACCGTACTTAGCTATTCTGTTTCTAAATTTTTGCATTAATGGCCCTTCAACACCTCCTTTAACATTTATAAAATCGCTAAAATCAAACTCGTAACCTTCTTTAGTATAACGAGGGCCGTCTATAGGCCAGTTTCTAGAGCTTATTTTTACTACATCATCACCTTTAGTAGCTATAATAGTGTTCTCACCTTTGTCTATTAATGTTTCATCAAAATCAAAAGCAGACATACCTCTACTTTTAGTGTTTTTATCTATTAATCTAGAGTTTTTAACAGCTTTACTCTGCTGCATGCCTTTGTTATAATTGTCAGTTAGCTTGTAATAATTAACGTGATTTTGTCCAGCTATTTCACCTGTCTTCCAATTAAATAATAAATGAGCAGGCCCACCTAAAAGTAAACTATTGTTCCATCTTCCAACTGGTGAATCGCCTATTTCGTAATCAAAGTTCATACTTCTTTTAAAAAACCTTCCAACGTTATCGTTAAAGTCTCTATGTAAAACACCTACTTGAAAAGTTTTCTTTATGTTATCTAAGCTTACATCTCCACCTTTCCAATGTTTTTCAATAAACATAATGTTTATTTTTGCAGCTGGTCCACCATGCTCCCACTCAAAATTTCTTTTACCATTTTCATCGTTAAGCGACGTTGTTGGAGGATTTAAAGCTAACCACATTGCAGGCGCACCTATTCTAAGAGGCGTCTTCATATCTTTGTTGAACTGATCAATTAAAACAGCAAAGTTATACTTGTTATAATCACTATTAAGATCTTTAGCTATATTAGCGCCAATAGCATATATATCATCTGTAAATTGTATTGCTTCTTCAGCTAATTGTTCTCTTAGCTGCATTTCTTTAATTAACTCTTTAGGTAGTTTTATCTTACTTTTTCCACTTACATGATCTTCAATTTGTTTTTCTGTAAAAGATAATAAATGTTGTTTTTCTGTCTTTTGTTTGTTAATATAGTTATAATGCTCAGGCTTTTGTATTTCTTCTGTTTTACCGTCAATCGTTATTTGTAAAGTAGTCTTTTTTCTTACAATAGACTCTAAATTTGGAGCTATTAATTTTAAAAAGTTTTCAAAATAAAAACTTTTATTTTTAAATATAGATTGAGAGCCTCTGTATTTTCCTTTAGAGTCTTTGTCAAATCCAGCTTCAAAAGCATTTTTTAAAAATGAAAATTGTATCAAAGCTTGAAGTTCAGCTGGTGTAACATTTAATTTTTTAGCAGAACTAATTATCTGTTTGTTGAATTTACCTCTTTTATTTAATAGTTTTATATAATCTGGAATAAGAGCTCTATTATAAGATCTTTGGTTCTCTCTGTTAATTTCGTTTTCCACCCAAGTCGTTATACCTTCTTCTATATTAAATATCTGAGATATTATAAGATCTGTGTCTTGCATAGAAGCTAACGTTAAATAATCTGAGAGATCATATTTTGACTCTAAATCTAAATTTTTTTCGTAAGGCAAATATCTTTCAACAAAGTCTTTTCTGTATTTATTATACTCATTGTAAAGTTTAGTTCTATAATTAATAGATTTTCCGTCTACAACATAATCCCATTTTACATTTGGATATGCTATATCTAATGCACGGTTAAACAAACTTTTAAATTGTTCTTGGTTACGAGCAACTTTACCTACACCTAATAAGTTTAAAGACTGTATAAACAACTCTCTACCGTTATCATAATCGCTTATTAATTGTTGTATGTTAGATAATGAAATAGCTTTACTATATTGAACATCTGCTTTACCACTAGCTATAGTTTCTAAACCAAATAATCCTCGCTCGTTAGCTATTTTTCTTGTAGACTGATTAGCTACTAATGCAGCAACTTGCACCACAATAGCCCTCAACGGACTATCAACGCTTCTATCTTCTGTTCTAAATTTACTTTCAACTCCTACAGGTGTTATACCAAATAAATTTAAAAAGTGAGATTCGTTTATATTGTCAACAAAATTCATTACTTGTAAAAAAGGGCCAGCGCCACCTTTGTCTTTTTTCTTTGGCGGAAATATAAATCTTCTTCCAACTCTTTGTTTTACACCTGTTTTAGCTCTTTTTTCTTGTTTAGTATATAATAAATTTGGCTCTCCAGTTTCTGGATTTTTAGCGTTTAATAAAACGTTAGGTAAACCTGTAGACTCAGCTACGTTGTTAAATCCTTCAGGCAGAGCGTTTAATAAAGTTCTAGCTGTAAGAGATCTTATTTTTGTCTGTATAGATCTTCTTTCAGTTACAGTTAACGATGTATCATTTATTAATTTACTTGGATTAACACCAAATTCTTCTGCCACTTTGTTCAGCACTTGCACTAAAACACCTCCTTTAACTAGATCTTTAACGTCTTTATAAGACTTTGGATTTGCTTTTATTATTTCATCAAAAGCACCTTCTATTATTAAATCAAACTCATTTCTAGTTATGTCTTGATCATTTTCATCTTTACGAACAACATCTTCTTCAAATCCAAGTCTTTTAGCAAATATAACAGTTCCTTCTTGAGTCTCAATACGTTCTGGGTCTTCTACGGGTTTTCCAGCCGCGTCAATAACTTCTCTTCTCTTTTTAAAATCATCTACTACACCAGGTTTTTTAAGAATTATATGAAGAGCCAACCAACCCGACAAATCTCCTTGGGCTACATTTTTATATAACGTCTCTGGATTATAGTTTATTACAGCCGTGCTTAATTGGTCTTTTACGGCTTGTATAAATTCATTTTTTGAAAAACCATAAACGTTATTACCTTCTATTTTAAACCCTAAATCTACAATAAGACCATTTAAGCTTTCGTTTTCAGGCGTTAGCAGCATTGCGGCGTCATTAACATTTACTCTATCGTATTGCTCTTTAGTAACAACTTCTTTGTTTTCATTTCTTACTATTTTGTTTATCTCAACTTGACTAGATTTTTGTATTTTACTTTCGTCACCAACTAAATCAGTTCTTCCTCCTGCTCTTTCTAGTTGTGATTTATAAGCAGCTGACAACTCACCTTTTCTAAAAGCTTGTATATAACTAACCACTTCAAATATAGCGTCTCTACCACTTCTAATTGTATAGTCACCTTTCCAACTTCTAATTTTATTAAAACGTCTACCTTCGTTTAATAGTTTGGTATATATAAAATCGTTTTCTCTACTCTGTAAAGTAAACTCAGTTTCTCTAATATATTCGTCAAGAAACGTATTTATTTCGTTTATAATTTGTTGATCTTTTTCTGTTTTTAGTCTATTATAAACTTGTTCTACGTTAGTAACTGCCTTGCCATCTACCTTAATACCTTTTTGATTTAATATACTTAATGCTTGTTCGTTTATAATGGAAACTACACCGCCTTTTTCTGTTAAACCTTTAGATAATAAAAACGCTTTTTCATTTAGCTCTGATCTAGATTTTGTAGAGTTATCTAAATAATGACCAGTTTCATGAAGCCAAACAGCTCCTATAAAAGCTTTGTTTCTATTTAAGGCGTCTTTAGAATTTAACTGAGCTCTAGCATTAGGATTTACAGTTAAAAACTTATTTCCTACAATAGCGCCATTTCCATCTTTAAGAGCGTTAATTACATCTGCCTTTTCTTGAGCGCTCATACCGCCTATTGTTGGACCAGCTCCTCCTTTAGGAAATATATACTTTTCAATTAGCGTTTCTACGTTATCATCATAAACTATAACTAAATCTTTACCTGTGTCTTCTTTAACTTTTTTAATAATGTTTTCAGCGTTTATCTGACCTTCTTCAAAAGTAGTAATATCTCTACCAGTATTAGTTGATATTCTTGTTCTAGCAACTTGATTATACCAAGTGTCTAACTCTTGTTTTTGACTGCTAGATATTCTTTTTTTATTATTTTTTTGTTTCCACTGCTCTTGATTTAGTCTTTCTGTTATTTTACCAGTTTCATCTCTTTCGCTAAAAACTTCTTGTTCTACTTGTTCTTTTATGTTAGCATCGTTTTTTACAGCGTTAGCATTAGTTCTTAAATTTTCTTCGTACATGAAGTTCATTTCTAATTTAAGCCTTTGTTTAGAGTTTGCTTTTTCGTATTTTGAAGACCAACTTTTGTTTCTTTTTATACGATCTATAACTTTATTTCTTTTCTGCACATCTCCTCCATACAAAGCATTTATAGCTGTTTCTTCGTTATAGTTTTCACTAATTTCTTCTACCTTGTTCTTTTGAGTTTCGTAATTTTCTAACCAAGCGTCACCAGAGCCAGCTTCTTCTTTATTTAATTTTTGCACATGAAAATCTATTCTAGCTTTGATAGAAGCTTCAGATAAATTTTCTTTTTGATATATACCAGCTTGCTCGTGAAGATTATATAATGTACTAAAGTTTTGTAAAATAGCTAATTGAGACTCTTCATCTAAACCTAACACCTCTATCTCTGCTTCTCCAATAAGCATAGATCTTTTATTTATAGCATCTAATCTTAAAGTTTTTAAATTTTCTATTTGTTCGTCTCTATCTTTTTTATTTATTTTTGTATTTCTTTGTAATTCTTTTATATCATCTGAGTAATTCTTTATTTTAGTACTTTGAAATCCAATTTTTTCTGCTAACTTTTTTCTAGTACCATGATTCATAAAACCATCGTACGTAAGAGATAAAGCGTTGGTACCACCTGACATAATAGCCGCGTCAATAGCAACTTTATTTATTTGACTAAGATCAACTTCTGTACCTGTAAACAAAGCGTCTGAAAGCTGTGTAGATATATATATTGCTTCTTCTTCAATAACCTCACCTCCAGCACTTTTTGCCATAGTTAAAGCGCTGTTCCATATTTGCTTAACGCCACTATAATTAGCTACATTTCTACTAGCTCCTGCGTTAACAAAAGCATTTACAAATCTATCAGCAGTACTCACTCTACCTATACCCATTCTACCAAAAAGAGCAGTAAAACCAGCTTCAAAAGCAATAGAACTACCAACGGTACCCCAGTGTTGCCATGGTTCTAAATCGCCGAGAGCAACAACCTCATTAAGAAGCTCTACTCTTTTATCAAAATAATTTTTACCAATAATACCTTTTTTCAAAGAAGCTTGTAATTCTTTAATTTGTTGATCTGCAATAGAGGCGTTTTTCTTATTATTTAAAAGTCTAGTATGAGTTCTACCACCTTCTTGAAGACCCACACCACCAGAAGCCACGTACATAGACGTTGTTCTTGCTAAATTAAAATAACTACCAGTACCCATAGTACCTATAAAAAACAACATATTAGCGCCTTGATCAGCAAAAACTAAACCAGCGTTTTGATACCAAGCATCTTCACCCCATTTAAATTGCCTTTGAGTTCTAGCGTCTGCTTCGTTTCTATCTAGTATATTTTGAGAAAACTCATTACCAAACAAGGCTGGTATACTATAAAAAACACCATCAACACCATTGCCAAATCTTTCGGACCATATAGTTGAGTAGTCTCTTTCTATACCCTGCTGAGACAAAGATATGTCTAATAAATCTGATGCTTCAAAAGAATCATACACATTGTTACGATAATCTAAAAAAGACTCTTGAAGCTCGTTAATAATAGTTTCGTGATTTGTTTCAAGCTCTTGAATTTTATCGTTTAAATAAATAATATTACCATCTTTATCTTCGCCTAGCTCTATTAAAGAAAAACTTTTAGTTTCATCACCTTCTCTTTCCCACTCTGCGCGGATAAATTTAAATGGCATGCCAGGTTCAAACAAATCATTAAAGTCTTCATCAGTATTTTTAAGTAATCTACCATTTTGCTCAAAAACTAAAGAATATCCATTTTTTGCTGCTTTTTTACTAAGCTCTACAAAACCATCCTTTTCATCAAAAAAGTTAGAGACTTCTTTAATGTTTTCTTTTACTACTAAATCTTGATACTTTCTATAAGTATTACCACTAACAACTTGTTCTTCTCCGTCTATATTAACTATATGTTTATTTGTAGAATAATCAAATGTTTGACTGTAACCATTTTTTTCAGCTGTTTTTTTGGCCCAAGTTTTTGATTTTCTGTCTGCTAAATCAATTCTTGATTGTTGCTTGTTTTTATTATACTCATCTCTAGTTAAAATACCAAATTCATAATATTTATCTGTTACTTCGTTTATATAAGACCCGTCTTCTAGCCTATTATATGATCTAACTATTGTACGTATCTCATCTTTATTAATTTCATTACCAGACGCTAATTGATTTTTAATATAATTTATAACACCTGCTTCTTTATTTTCAGTAGTTAAATTATATCTGCCTCTAGAGACAGTTATTGTAGGAATAAATAAATTTTCAAAATAGTCATCTACAACTTCTTTTTCTGTTAAATCCCTAACATTTGATTCAAATCTTTCTTTCTTTCCTTGCTGTATTTCTTTGATAGGATCTACTACTTGTTTTTTAGTTATAGCGGTAAGCTCTTGAGAAGTTATATTTTCGACTATATGCTTTAAAACTTCTGTGTCTGGACTTTTTACACCGTTAGACGTAGAAGAAAGTACATTTTCTCCTTCTTTCATTAAGTCAAAAGTTACAGTTCCATTTTTAGTTGTTACTTTAATAGTGTATCCAGATCCTTCTAATTGATCATTAAAAGTATTTTCAACAGCAGATGTAATTTCAAGATCTGCTCTTAATTTTGCGTCTTGAGTTTGGTATCGCGCTGATAATCCTCTTCTTAAATTACGCATCTCGTCTAAATTAAATGCATTGTTTAAAAGAGTCAAATCGCCTCTATAATCATCAGCTAAAGCATTATAATTTTTTATAAACTCATCAAATTGCTCTACAGAACTTGTAATTTCTTCGTTTGGAAGAAAAACATTTTGATCAAGTCTATAAATATAATCTCCAACAAAATCGTTTTCACCTGAGATATTTTTTAAAAAAGCGCCTTGATTTGTTAACGGAGAGTATACAACTGAATAATCGTTTTTCCACGTCTGTAAACTTGCTCTATCTAAAACATACGTCTGTATATTTGGAGCTAAATCTTCATAAGCCTTAGTAATTTGACGAAGGTTACCTGTTATATCTGTTTCACTATTTGTACCAAAATCCATTACACCTTGATTTTGATATTGTTTTTTAAATACTTTTTGATTATAAATTCTCATATAAGTTTCACCATCTATAAAACCACCTTGATCGTTAAAACTTTTTCTTAATTTTAAATTTTCTTCTATACTAATTTCTTCTAAATCAATACTTGGATCAGTAGCTTTAACCCAGTTTTCAAATAAATATTCGTACTCTTGTAAACTTAAAATTTGTTTTTGATCTTCTGCAAAATAATTATAACCATCTATTATTTCTTGGCCATCCGCGTCTACAGTTGTATTGTAAAAAACACTCTGATCTATTTCTTTACCCTGTTCAATAGCTTCAAATATTTCTTTTTCACTATCTAACATCATAATTTGTTTACGAGTTAAACTCGACTTATCTATAATTTCACCTGTAGCTTTATCTATATATATTTCACTACCTATAATCGCGCTTTCTTGTGGATACACAAATGGATATAACGTGTTGCTATCTATTCTAATGATACCCTCAAACTCATCATATTTAATATTACCGCTATTTATGTCTGAAACAACAGCGTCAAACTCTTCTTCAATATTTTTATATGTATCATCGTATTTTAAAAATTTAGAAAGTAAATCTACAGTTTCAAAATTAGCTCCAGTTAACATTATGTCTGAAGGTTTAAAGATTTTATTAAAAACTTCTGCTTTTTTAAACTCTGTAAATTGTTCTTGAGAAACTTCAGGTATAACAAAAGGAGTGCTTAATATTTCTTGTTGAATTATATTTAACTCTTCTTCATCGTACAAACCAGAGTCTTCGTATTTTTGTATACGCTCGTTTTTAATAGTTTTAACTTTTAACTCTTGTTTTTTATTTTCTCTTTGTGCTTTTAATTTTTGATCTTTCTCTCTAGCCTTAAGTACTTTTTCATTTGTATAAGCAGAAGAGTCCGTAAGAGATTTAAATAATAAATCAGCTTCGTTGTCACCTATTGTAACTGTTTGAGGTTTTTCTTTTTTATAACCAGCCGCCTCAACATCACCGCCGTGTAAAGCAATATGCTCTTCTTTTGAAATGTTTTTATGCGCAGGATCTGCGGTATGTTTTAATGGAGTGGTTGAGTTTTTACTCATAAGAAATTATATTTTATTTATTGTCTAGTCTAGACATTAGTTTTTGAGCTTCTGTTTGAGGCTCTTCTGTATTAGGTTTAGAGCCATAAAAAACTCTTTTTAGTTCTTCTGATATATTTTTAAATATTCTATCATCTATTGTAGGATCAAAAGAATTTTTATCTATATTAAAATCATCTGGCAAATTGCCTTCTTGATCAGCTGCTTCTAATAACATTAGCTGTAATCTATATCCTCTTGAAGGACCGTTAGGATCTAACGTAGGGTCTTTATCTGCCACGATACTTTTCCAATTATTTTTTATTAAATTATTTGTAAAATAATTAATATCAAAAGGCGGTGGGTTACCCCTGTCGTTTCTAGCGGCAAGAAGATCTTGTTTAGCTTTCATAAGTGGTTGCATCCAATCACCTATTTCTTCAAAATTAGCAGACATAGATTCTATAGTCTCTGTTCTTGTTATGCCTGTTCTTGGATCTTCAGCTGTAAAAGTCATTTTACCGTCTTCATTAAAATTAACTTCTGCTTGTTCTAACATAGCTTTATCCATAAAAGTCATATCAGCCCAATTAGAAGTAGATCTTAAACCAGCAGCATGTTCTTGTTTCATAACCTCTGCATTAGCAACTTCTTTATCTATATGGTATATAAGTGTTTGTATTTTTGAAGCGGTTGCTTTATCGCCTTTTGATATAGCTTCGCTATGACCTTTTACTAATCTAGCGACGTAGTTGTTAATTCTTTCTTGATTTTTTAAACCATGTATTTCTACAGCCCTAGACTTTTCGCCATAAGGTACGTTTTCATAATATCTTTCTAGTCTTTCTATATCTCTTTTCATAACTAATTTTTAATCATATCAACATCTATCATGTCGTAATAAACAGCGTAGTAGCCATTATTCATAACAGTTACAGCGTCTTGTCTACCCATGCTTATTAAGTCTTGAGCCATTGTACCTGACCATGATTGATTATTGTTTTTGTAGTTAAATGTATAAATTGGTATTCCAGAGTCTGAAGTTCCTGTGCGTACTATATTTTCTTTTAATCTTATATCAGATGGTAGACCAGGTATTGCAGTTGAAACAGCGGCAGAAATAAACGCATCACCTGCGGCTCTAGCTCTATCTCTAGCGGCGTCAGCGGCACTTTTTCTTTCACCAGCCATTTCTAACATCTTTACTTCTTGTTGTCTTTCAAACTCTTCTACTTGAGCTTGACCTTTTCTCATCAATAAATCTCTCTTTTGCTCACCTTCTCTTTCTAACTGATCTAACCTACCAGCTTCTCTTCTAGCTCTTAATTGATTTGCTTGTTCTTGCTCTCCTATATCTATAGCTTGTTTTCTAGCTTGTTCAACACCTTGGTTAGCTAATACTTGTGCTAGCCCAGCTATACCAGAAGATCCAGCAGAAGCTTGCATATTATTCATTATATTAGCCATGTTTTGTTGTGATTGTTCTCTTGCGTAATCTGCAGCCTTTAAGTTTACTTTAGCATCCTCATAAACATTTTCCATGTCTTCGTAAGGATTTTTTACGCCTTCATAAGGATTATTAAATTTTTGTTCTGCAAATTCATCTAACCAAAATTCATACTGTTCGTTAGCAGCTCTTTGCTCTCGTCTTCTAGCCGCTCCTCCAAAAAGCAAACTAATAAATTTGTTTGGTGATGATTTTGAATTTTTATTTGCCATAATTTAATTTGTTTTATGTATAATTACACTTTTTACTTATTATTTACTACTTAAAAATATTTCAGACCCAACGCTATATAGCTCTGCCTTTTGATTAGTAGAGTTAGTAATCTTTACATTGGCAAAGTAGCCTAACAAAGTAGATACGTTTGCTTTTGCATTTTTTCTAAACATAAATAACGGCGGCGCAACAGGAACTGAAGCAGTGCCAGGGTCTCCATTTTCATCTACAACTTGAACAGTTACAAAACCTGTCTCTATTTGTTGTTGGGTAAAATTAGCTGGAGCGTTACCGTTTACTTCTACAAAGTTTTCTCCTATAGCTGTTATTGGTCCTATTTCTGTAATAGGTGAGTTTGTTTGACTTTCACCAACAGGACTAACGCTAGCAAAATAAAGTATATCTCCTACTTGAGCTGAATCGTTTATTGGGTGGTTAAAATTTATTCTGTCTGCCATAATTACGGTGATTGTGTTCCTAATGTTAATATAGAGTCTAAATCTAAAAATACAGTAGTGTTAGACTGTGGAAATTTATTTATTGTAATACTACCTTTTACAGTGTATTTATTGCTACTACCTTCAACGTTTAAAACTGTTCCTGCGCTTAATGTTTGCGCTACTGTTACGGTTACTTCTCCGGAAGACGCGCCTGGTGAACCAACTTCAGTTATAGGATTGTTAGTGCTATTATCCATGCCAAATCCTTCTAAATAAGCACCTCTACTAATACCATAAGTACCAGCTAAAGTTATGGTTGTAGAGTTATTTACGGCTCCATTAACTGTTTTTGTTAAAGGTGTTTGAGTTAATGTCATTTCATTTATAACCATATCTATACCAGTAGTTTTTTTAATTCCATTAATACCAAATGAAAAAGTATTAAGAGTAACGCCATTTGCAAAAACTTGTCCACTACTAAGTTTTATAAAAGGCTTGTTTGGTGATCTAGTGTCTTGTGCAAAAATTGCAGCTCTTGTTAAAGTAGGAGTTCCGCTTAAGCTACCAGAAGAAACGCTGACAACTTTGTCTCCTACTGAAACATCAGATATTGTATCTACTACATAATTAAAATGACTACTTCCACCGCCATCGTCTGATATAGTGTCGTTTATAACTATACTGCCACCCGCATAAAAACTAGAATCATCTACAGGTACAGAAGGCCCTAACGAAGAATCTGCGTTTTCTCTTCTTAATGTAGCAACAGGAATAAAACCAAAACCTTTTGCATCAGTTGCTGCATTTTCAAATTCCCAATCAATATCAACTGTTACAGGTGTTGTTACAGTTGGCGATTGAGTTGCTGTGGCTGTTCTAGAGTGTGAGCTACCTTCAAAATTAGCGGTTGTAGTTGGTTTTGATTGAAATGTAATTGTAACATCGGCTACTTGCGTTATAGTTCTAGTTAAAAATATATTATTAAGGTCTTGTATTGCCGAATCTATTTCTGTTTCAAAATGTGGCAGTGCTATTAAATTTAAAGTATAAACCTCTCCATCTGCATCGGCTGGAAAGTCTATATCTCCAATAAACAAACCCCCGTCTAATCTAGTGTTAGACAAAGTTGTTTCACTGCTTTGTGAAGTTTGAAAAGTCTTATTAACAAAATTATAAAACTTAGTTGGAGTTGTTACTGTTAAATTAAATACAGCGCCTTCATCTCCTGATACTGAAAAAACTCTAGACTGCGCTAAAGCAGACATGTCTGATTCGTCTATTTCAAAGCTTTTTATTTTTTTCATATATTATACTCTATTCCTATTGTTTGACCTATTCCTTGAAAGTTAAATGCTTTTGTATCAATATCATCATTATTTCCTTTTATATAATTAAAGTACTTACCTTCTTTTTCAACAAAATCTGAAATTGTGCCAGACTGTTGATCAGTAACTATAACAGCACCACCCCAACCATCAGTACCTTCGTAGTTTATTGTGTTAAAGCTTTTTATAAAAGCTGGTTGATCATTTATAATAACATTTATAGTAGAGTTAAATTGATCTCCATAGAAAAAGTTTCTATTAACACTATCGTCGTGGTGTTTATAAGCTTTACCTTCTTTAAATGTGTAGTAGCTATTAGAAGAACTTACGCCAAAGTCTGGTATATAAGATTTAAAACTAGTCCAGCCTTTAACTTTTTCACTATAAGAAACGGTTTTGTTGTCAATAGTTAAATTATACTCTCCCTTATAAACGTCGTAAGTACCTAAAATATTATTACTGCTAGATAAAGCGTCTTTAAAATGTTGCCTCATACCAGACTCAGATATAGGCGTTAAACCATCCATAGATAATCTAATAACAGCACCTCTTTGCTTGTCTGTAAAATAAGCTCTGTAAGACTCTTTAGCAAAAGAAGCTGGATCTGTAGATATTCCATAATCACCAATAAAAGGATTTGCATCCCCTAAAACTCTGTTTGTAGCTACTAACTGAGCATTACCATCAGCGTTAAATAAAGCGTCTTTGTTTGAAAGTATTTTAACTATTTTATCTTCACAAAGAGTAACTAAATCTATTCTTCTTTGAAATAACTTTTGTATACTACCATAAGTAGGATTTAAATCTTTAGTTATTTTCTCTGCTTGTATAAACTGATTTAAGTTATTTATACCGCTAGTAGAGTTATATATACCAGAATATATTAATCCGTTTTTACGAGTTTCTTCTTGGTAATCTTCTTGTATAACAGAAGAAGCTTTAACACCTTTGGCTATACTCATGGCATTAAAATCATCTCTAATAGTACTTGACTCTACACCGTTTCCAAAACAAAAGTTATCATAATAGCCTAAGCCTTGCATTTTAGCAAAGTTAAAAGTTCCAACTTTAATTTTAGTAATAACACTTCCTACTATCTCCTGTACACAATCATCAGAAGCCGATATTTTAGAAGTTACAAAGCTATCATTTCCGTCTTCCTTAAAAAATCTTAATGTTTTTCCTGAGTACTCGGCACTTTGACCTGAAAGCGTGTTATCTGTTCCTATAACATTTAACCCAGGCGTTAATTCTACTATTTGATAAATATCATTTGTATTTTTGTGCCAATCTTTTATTCTTACTTTAAAGCTTAAAGGATTTCCATTTACATCATTAAAACTTGGTATCGAACCACTTTTATTACAAAAAACTCTTGAGCCTACTGGAGCATAAATTTCTGAAACAGCTTTTTCTTTATTTAACTTAATAGGTATTGCATCGCTAGCTTCAAAATATATATTTAAATCAGTTTCTTCTTTTATTTCTGTCTCCCATATTGCTGGATTTGTAACATCTACATTTTCAGTCGTAACAATAGGCTCGACAAATCTTATCATTTGACTAGTAATAGCATTGAAAGTAAACTCACTTCCACTCACATAATCTCTAGGATCTTTGTCTAGTTCTAAAATATATAAAAGTCTTCTATTAGAAGGATCTCCAAAAGCTTCTAGAGCATCTACTAAATCCTCAACTTGTGTACCTGAACCAACACCAATACCTCCAACACCTGGAAGATAAGGCGTGTTAAAGCCTCCTTGATTTACAAGGTTTATATATCTTTTGTATAGAGTTTCAACAGATAGGGGTTGTCTTTGAACTTGACTTGTTCCATCCCACTCGTTTTGAGTTCTTCTAAAAGCAGTGTGATTATAAAGTCTTTTAACGCTAAACTTTATTATAGTAAAAACTTCTTCACATCCTTCTATTTTAAATTGAGCTCCTTCTATTATTTTAGCAGCTATAGCAGCATCTTCAGCATCTTGAATTTTCCATTGATCTGCGTATCTTGGATTTGGAACTTGAGGCTGATCTGCTAAATTAGGATTAGTTTCGTAATTAGGATTCCAAGCTGTAAAACTACCGCCACCAGCACCACTTCCATACGCTACACCACCAGGATAATTACCTAAAAATGACATAGCGGTAGCATTTTCTGTTGCTAATGGACCACTCTGTATCGCCCCAATTTGAACTGGATTTTCAGTTACTAAATCACCAGGATTTATACTTTGCCAAAAAGACGTGCCATCACCATTTGGGTGCACAGCTAAAGTAGAGCTACTAAGCTTTGTCCAAAGTTTTTGACCAACAGGGCCAAAAGATAAATGCATGTAGTATTGGCCAGAGCTATATATAGGGTCTATTTCATTAGTACCACCGTCAGCAACAAAAGCAACCGCGTTATTGAGTCCACGGCTTTTAGTTGTCCAGCTTCTAAATCCCCAACCAGATTGACTCTCTGTAGTAGAACCAGCAGCATAACCATTTACTAGTGATGTGTCTATAATACCTTCTACACTGTCAACAAAAAGTTCTCCATTAGGTCCACCCGAGCCCTTAACAAACCTACCACTAGTACTAGCATCTAAAGAGCCAGTTTGACCAGTTAAATCTGAGTAATCAATAGGGTGTACACTAGCAAAATACGATTGATCTATAAAAAAACTAGGCGATGTGCTACCAGTCCCAAACTCGTAAAGAGTTTCCCAAGCTGCTTTAGTATTACTTTTTGGTTCTGTATGAATATCTACGTTTAAATTTGTGTCACTAGCTGTTAACTGAGAGTTATTTGTATTTACAACACCAGTAGTAGCAGCAGCGCCAGAATTCGCGCGTTCATCAAAAAGATAAAAAGAGTCTATACTCAATGCGTTTCTAAAAGTTATGTTTGTTACTATGGAAGATTCTAAAAACTGCTTAGCTGTTAAATCTAAAATTATTTTTACAAAAAATCTACCAGAAAACTCGTTGCCTTCTTTAGGCAATCTTCTATTTATTTTTAATCTAAGTGTAGGCTCTAGAGTCACAGAAGTAGTATCACTAATAACCCAATTATCATTTATAGTTATAGGTTTACTTAAACTTATTTTGTAATTAGCTTCGTTATTAGACTCAGTAACACTAGTTATTTTGTATGTTTGAGACTGTAACGTAGAAGCACCTACCAGCTTAGTAAATATTAGCTCTAAAGGTTCTTCAAAAGAAGTAAGTTCAGCACCACCATTTTCTATCCAAACACTTTTCTTTATTTCTATTAAGTTTTGACCAGCCTCAGGTATATTAACACCTGTATTATAGCCAATATATAAATTTTGAACAATACCAACCGTGCCACCAACGTTACCTACAGGCTCTAAGTCAAATTTTATAAAGTCTGGTGCTTCGTTTTTAATATCAATTACTTTGTACTTATTTTCTATAGGTACTTGCTCGTTGAGATTTACTTTCTTTTTTAATATTATATATTCTTCTTTTTGAACTTTATTAACATCAGAAGAAGGAAAAGAAATCCATAAGTTTTCACCACTTTCATCTCTGTAAACCTTGTCCATTGTTAAATTATAATATTGCCCAGAAGTTTCTTTTACAAAAAACTTATAATAACTAGCCCAACTAGGTTGGTTTCCTTTTACCGAAGCTAACAGTTGTGTTGATCTACTAGCATTACCTAAAAAAGTAGCTGTTTCATCTGAGTCCCAAGGTATTTTTAAAGAAGCGTTTTGACTAGTAAATACTGGTGACTCTCTTCCGTACTCATCTCCATAAACAACACCTACTTGATAATTTTTAAAAGTTTTAAGCGATTTTTTACCGCTACTAAAATCAATAACATCATTGTCGTCATAAGAGCGCTGTCTATAGTCTACAGATATAGTTGGCTTTACGACATCTCCATTGCTATCAATCATATCATAACCTTGAGTATAGTTCGCGTAAACAACTCTATTACCAGTAACTTCTTGTGCTAAGGCTTTTTTAGGTACGTTATCAAACGGCCTTAAAAGTTGATTTGAAGGTAGCGCAGCGTATATGTTCTCTGTATTTATAGTGTAAGTACCAGTGTAACCACCAGACACGTCAAACGAAGTATTTAATGTTCCGTCAGATTCAACTATAGATATAAAAGACTCTAAAGCATTAAAATGATTTTCACTTGTACCAGAAACGTTTGGATCGTTTCTTTTTATACTATCTATAGAATAGACAGTAGTAGAATTTTCTAATTTAAACAATATATCAACCTGCACGACATCTCTAGGTGTGTTAGGAGGTACTAATTTTGTTAAATTTATTTTAAAACAATTATTCTCCATACCTTTGTTAAAAGAGTCTTTTGTAGGATGGAAACTAAAAGCTTTTGCTAAGAAAGCAGGTTGTGTAAAAGGACTAAACGCAGAATATTCTCCGTCTTCATATTTCCAACGAGTTGCAAACCTTACAAATTTATTTGTAAATATTGAGCTATCTATATCTACAACCTTAATTATATTTGCTTCAACACCTCCGGTAACAGCATCTGTACTACTATCGTTAACAGTATCTAAAGGTATTGCCTCGTTCAAAGAGTCTATTACTTCTATTTCAATTTTGCTATAACCAGGATTACCAACTTCTACTTCTATATTTACAATTTCTCCAATAATCTCAGCGTTAGTTGGAAAAGAACCACCAGTACCAACTTGACCTACAGCAACTTTGTCACCAGAAGTAACATCTATACCTACCTCAAGATTTAAACCAATACCACTTAAAACTCTAGGCACGTAAACAAATATACTGTCACCTTTTATAGCTCTAAAAGAACCGTTATTTCCTTGGCTAAAAGAAGCTATACCTACACTCGGGGCAACAACTACACTTTTGTCAATTTTAATATAAGGCGCGTGAAAAGGTCTTTTCTTTATAACTGTTATATGCTCTTCTTTTAAATCTTCACTTGTTACTTCTTCGTTTACAACTAGCTTTGTGTGAGTGTTATTTGGACTAGTAGCGTCTACACCAAGCTTACATCTTTCAATATTTATTTTTCTTGGCTCGTTATGATTATCAGTCCAAAGTAATATATCGTCTATAATATTAATACCCGTTATTATACCATCTTGAAACTTTAAAACATCTAAATTTTTATCTATAATAACAGGTGTAATTATATTTGTATTTGTGTTATATTCGTATATAGCGTCTTTGTTAGGGTTTTTAACATACCAAAAAAATCTATTATTTTTTTCGTCTGATATAGCGCCTACACAAGTTGAGTTGTCACCAATAATATTTTCTATTCTAGAGTTGCCTAATAAATTTTGAACTGTTCCAACATCAGAACCTTCTGAAGTTGAAATTTCTATATTCAAAGCATCTCTATATTGTCCTTTTGGAATTATTCTTTCATCAAGGTCTTTGTTCATCTTACCTTGAGTAAAGTTGTTTTTAATTTCCGGCATATTTTAGTGTTTTATCCATTTAGACTTACCTCTTAGTATGTTGGTAATATCTTCTATTTTTAAATTTGATAATCTTAATTTAGCTTGTCTTATAGCGGCAAATCTTTCTTTTTTGTATCTAGAAACTAAATATTCTGGTGTATTAGATCTAGAAGATAACACCGCGTGAGTTATGTATTTATACATAGCTTCTTCTGCAAACTTATGAACTTGCATCTCTCCTTCGGTACCAAGACTATCGCTTATATAATCTAATATTACAGTTTTTCCAGAAACATTAGATGAAAAATGTACTAAACCTTTTGCATGGTCTATATAAAAAGATCCGTTTGTCTGTGCAAAAGAAGGTTCTATTCCATATCTTTGTCCTACGTTTAACTCGTGAATACTTTCGTTGTAATCAAAATCTTGTATATCACTATTAGTAGTTTCGTTATGAGTTTTATAACTGTTCCAAGTTGTAGATTCTTTAGCTTGTTGTAAATTTTCTACAACGCCGTCAAAAGTTAGCGTTATGTCATCAACTATGTTTTGACTTGCTGAAAGCGAAGTATCTGTAAAACTTTCTATAAAGCTTGAAACTAAAACATACAAAGTATCAAAGCCACTTACGTCTATATTTTCTAATGTACCTGTAGAAGCAGTTGCAGCACCATCGTTAAAAGTTATTAACGCACGAGCACCAGTAATAGTAAACACATCAAAAATTTCATCTGTATTATTTAATGACGCATTGTTAGCTTTGTTAGGATTAGTTACTTCAACATTGTGAGATAAGGTACTTAAACCAACTCTTAACGTACCAACACCTTTTCCTGTAGCCGAAGCTGCTGATGTTCCTAAAGCAGATAAATCTAACAAGTCAATACCTTCGACGTTTATTTCTTGCCAGCAAGCGTAAGCTCTACTAGATGGCGTTCCATTTAAAGCTACTGATCCTTGTGTAAATGTTAGCGCATTATTAACTACGCTTATGTCTTCTCCAGATGGACTAGTTGCTATAGGAGTTATAAACCAATCAGGAGTACCACTAGTAGCTAAAGTAGTATCTGTTCCAAAGTCTCCATTTTTAAGAATTATAGAAGAAGGAACTGTGAAATCATAAGACTTGTCTTCGTTTTGTATTATTTTAAAAGGATTAGAAGTGTAAGAAGTTGGATATAAAGGGTGTTTTATACCAGCAGAATCGCTCCACGATATTTTAGTATAGTTAACATAGTCGTGTGGTAATATCATGGTTAAAGAAGGTGGTAAAGATATTTCTTGAGATTTAACGCATTTAAAAGTATCAAAGCTTAACTCTGCTAAAGCTCTTTGTGCGTGAAAAGCAACATCTGATCTTTTAACTTTGCTAATAATTTTTTCTTCGCCAACATAAACTATCATAAATTGGTTTATTATATCTTCCAAAGAAACAAATTGATAGTTACCAAAAGTTGTAGGATCAGTATAGTATTCTAGTTGTGATTGTTTTAATAACGCCATTTATTTATTGTTTTTCTTGTTGGATATTTTTTATTTCTTCTCCTGATGCTATTTGATATAAACTAGGATCTTTTATAGTTATACCTGCTAATAATAATATTTTTAAAACTAAATCAGTTTCTTCAGAAACGTGTAAATCAAAATTAACAGATAAGTCTGGATTATATATAGCTACGTCTCCTGCCATAGTAGACGCCCATTGCACTATATTTGGTTTTCTAATGTAATTAACGTCTATAGATGTTATCTCTTTAGGAGCAACAATTATACTAGTTCCTCTTAAATAGTAAATTGGTCTCATTAAAGTAGGTGAGGTTAAAGGCGAGTTTTGAGCTAGCATAAATTTGTCGTGTATTGTTTTTTCAATTTTAACACCTATTCCATCAGGACGGTTGTATCTAACTTGTTTTAATCTATACAGTTCATTATTAAGATCTTTAGTATCAAATATGTTAGATGGTTCTTCTTCGTCTGTTAACGTTTGCCCACTATGAAATATTTCAATTTTTTCTTCTAGTATATCTACCATATCAGCATACATTGTGTCGTTACCGTTTAATCTTCTAAATTGATTTAAATCATAAAAATATTGCTCAAATATATCCATCTGAGCATGATTAGCTAATAAGTTAAACTCTATTGGTGTTATATATCCTCTTTGCTCTTTATTAGCTAGAGCTAAAACTCTTTGATATACTCTATCTACGTTTACCATAATATTTTTTTATTGTAGTTACGATCGCCCCGTAGGGCGACCGCTCTACAGTTTGATTAGTTATTTAATCTTTTTTCTATATTTGCATATATTTCCATACCTTCATCAGTTTTAAACCAATGCGCTAAAGCAGTGTATGGATGCTCGTCGAACGGTATGGTCATTACTTTTCTACCGTTACTTCCCCATAAGAAGTTTCTTTGATCTGTTGACAGTCTTAATATACCTAGTTCAACAGCTTTAATACCAAAGTTTCTTAGCATTACATTTTCATCGTCCGCAAGTTCTAAGAACAATTTAGGATTATTTCGTGCAAATACTAATAGATCACGTCTAAGTTCCTTAGAACTCAACTCTGATACGCTAGAACCTTTTTCTACTCTCATAATAGCTTCTGCCATATCAATGTCTACATTTCTAGCAGCTACTAGTGCTTCTACTTGCATATTTAAAACATCTATTTCTTCTTCAGCTATAGCTGCAGGCATAAACTCGTAATACAGTTTATCTCTGTCTGGATGATATAAACTTAATAGTTTTTGTAATACTGTTTTTTCTTTTGGAACATATAAACTACCAGATCTAAAAATTATATGCTCTAGTCTTTGATCGCCTTTCATTTCGTCAACAAAAGGTGTTCTTTGGTTAGAAGTATATTTTAACTCTCTTTCATAACCTTGCTCTTCGTCAAACCAATAAACATTAGTAGATCTAATAGATCTAGATAATGGTTTTTTGTTTCCTTTTAAATAGTATATTCTATCTTTTATTTCCCACTCGTTTTTTGGTTTAACTCTTTCTCTTACTTTTGGTTCTTCAACCATTACAGTTTCTACAACTGTTTCTTCTATTTGAGGTTCTTCAACCTCTACTTTTTTCTTTTTTGCCATAATATAATATATAATAAAATTAATAAAATAAAAGGCCGAGGCCGAAGCCCCGGTCTTTTAAAAATAGTTTACTTCATTAACATAAAGTTGTTAGCACCTTGTACTACTAAACATCTTTCAGTTAACATGTGGATTTGCATCGCATCTAAAGCAGATGTAGCAGCTCCAACAGAACCAGTTGTCCAAGTTTTCATCTTTCTATTGTCAGTTTGTGAAGCTCTAAATCTAACATGTAAGAAAGGTCTCTTAAGATTTTTACCTAACATTTGGTCATAAACAGTAGAAGTACCAGCTGGAATAATAACCCCTCTGATAGCAGATCCAGCACCAGCAGCAGCATTAATACCACCTCTAGTAGCTAAGTCATTTAAATATCTAAAGTCAGACTTGTAGAAGTCATAAGAACCTCTTCTAAATCCAGAGAAACCTAAGTTAAGTGCCATATCTTCAGAGTTGTTAAATACTCCGTAAGAAGTACCACCAGCGCCGTAAGAGTTCATTGCAGCTAACATGTCGTCCATAGCTAGAGACGTAGTTCTGTTTACGAACATCATGTTTTCTTCAATAGCTCCTTGCTTGTCAAATTCAGCTAGTATTGCATCAAACTCAGCTAAATCAGTAGCAGCATTAACACCAGTTACACCAGAAGTAATATTACCTCTTGTTTCAATAGCAGAGAATAAACCTTCTGTACCAGCGTCGTTAGCAGCATCAGCTGTAGATCCAGGTAAAATTGTAGAACCTTGAACTTCAGAAGAAGTAGCAGCTAACTCACCTTCTAACATTGCCATTTCAATATAGTCAGTAAATCTAGCTCTAGTATCAGCTTCAGCTTTTAAGTACCATAAGTAACCTGATTGTCCAGATTCAGAAGCAACTTCGATCCAACCAACTCTAGCAGTATCTGATCCAGATACTTCGTAGTAATCCTTCATAATGATAGGCTTGTTAGCAAAAGTTTTAAATGTTGGCTCGTTAGCACCTCTTTGATCTGTAGTGTTTGAAGTACCAGCAGCTTTAACGTAGCTCATACCTTTTCCAAATTCAGAACCATAAACTAATATAGTAGTTGCTTTAGAAGTTGTGTTTGCTGATAAAGCAGACTGTCCGTAAGGTAAAACATCAAGGACAGCTCCGTTAACAACAGATACTAAACATTTGAAAACACCATCAGAGTTAGAAACTATAATAGTATCATTAACTCTAATACCGTGATTAGCAGCTGTAAAACCTGAACCAACGTTACCGTCGATATCGTCTTCAATAGTTACTTGTGCGATATTAGATACACCAGAACCAGCGTCAGCACCACCAGTAGCTGAGCTAACGTTTCCTTTGTATGATAAATGTAGTCTACCTTGCTCTGACCAAATAACTTGATCAGCTTGCATAGACTCTTCAGCCCCAACTTGTGATAAGAAACCTGATATAGTTCTCGGTCCGAAAACTTCAGCTTCTTTCTCCATTAGGTCTGGTAAATATTGTTGAGCCCAACCCATATCTTGGTTGAAGTCAATGTAGTTTGTAGATAATGTTTGCTTTTGTGAAGCTGGCACACTATTCAAACTACCTCCTGCAGTAATTGCCATAATTTTGTAATTTTAATTGTTAATTTTTATTTTTAATTTTAAACTTGAATTCAGGACCATCATCATTTAACACTCTTGCTGTAAATCCACTAGTATTAGTATTTTCCATAAACGATTGTCTAGGTGTCATATCAATATTTTTAGATTCAGCTATACTATCTTTTAATGCATCTGCTTTTCCTTGTTCGTAAAAATGACTAGCTATCATATCTGGATTCATAGCTGTAAATAAAGATCTATGATAACCGGCTGCGTCTTCCATATAATTTTCTTTGTTCAAAAACTTTTTGACAAAATTGTTAATATCTGATTGACTATCTTTGACAGCTTTAGCATCTTTTACGTTTAATCTAAATTTTTTGTCTCCAACTTGATACTCAAAACCTTTGAAATTTTCGTTAAAAACTTGATTAGATTTTTTTGCAAATACATCAGATCTACTTTTTTGCATTTCTAATGATTGTTCTACTTCCTTGTTGTATTCATCGAAGAAATTAATAGCTTCTTGCTGCTTTTCTGTAAGCTTGCTTCCAGCTTTAATATCTTCATAATATTTGGATTTTACACTTTCCAAGTGTTGCTTTGCTTCGGCAACTTGCTCTTTCAAAGCTAATTTTTTTCTTTTTATATCTATTTTTTCGTCTTCTTCTTCGTCGAAAGAAAAGTTATCATCCATGATAAACTCTATTTCGTCTTCTGATAAATGTGGTTTAGTTTGCTTGTAATATTCTTTTAATAAGCTATTATTGTCTAGCTCTGAGTAATCTTTATTAATAGCAACATAATCACTTAAATCGCCGCCTGTTTCTTCCATAAAGCTTAATAGCTTTTCAACACTTTCTGGTAGAGGTTTTCCGCTTTTTTCAGATTCTTCTATAGCCTCTATAACTTCTTCTTGTACTTGTTGTACTTCTTCGTTAGTTACTTCTTCAACAACGGGTTTTTCATCTTGAACGGCGCTACCTTCTCCGGTAGGTTTTTCATCTGTTGTTTCGACGACTTCTTCGAGTACTTCTTCGCTAACTTTGGATTCGTCGCGTAAAGAAACCTCATCTGTGCTTTGCTCCTGAACGGCATCTTCTTCTTTTTTTAATGGTTTACTTAAATCAACTTTAGTTATAGTTTCTATATCTTCAGCTGATTTTTTCATATCTGTCATAACTTTAGTAACGTTACCTTTTGTCTCGTTACCATCAGGTTGTTTTTCAACCTTTTCTTTTACTTTTAGTTTACCAACCTCGTTATCCACGGCTGGCTGTTCTTTTTTTTCTGCCATAATATAATATAATAATAGTTAATAATTGTTATCTAGGACCAAAGCTAGATAAATCACCCATACCTCCTAATATATCATTACCTGATGATTCAAAGTTTTTAGGTGGTTTGTTATTGTTTCTTTGGTCAATAAGCTCACTTTGTTGAGTGGCTTGTATTTTAGTTCTTTTGTCTTTACGATCTTCTCTTTGTTTTTCTTTAGATTTACTACCTTCAACTTCTAAGCCTTTTAATTGCATGTTATACTGAAACTCTAATGCCATTAACTCTTTTTTAATATTAGCTTCTTGTTGAAGTTTTTCAGTTTCAAAACCTACTTTAGCTTGTTCAATTGACATTTGTGTTTGTGCCAAAGCTTGTTGTTTTTGTATTTCTGACTGCGCTGCAGCTTGTTGCGCTTGAATATTAGCTTGTGATTGAGCTCGTATATTTTCTTGTTGCATTTTTTGATCTTTAGCAACTTTCTTTCTTCTTCTTATTTTAAGCAATTGATTTGCTAGTTTAAGATTTTTTATCTCTCTAAGATCAATAGCGTCTTCAAGCTCTATACTTTGTTGTGCTAAAGCAGCTTGTATATTAGCTTCTAATATAGCTTTTTCTTCGTCATCAGGTGATAACTCTATAAATATTCCAAAGTCATACAAATATAAATCAGACATCTCATTTAACGTGGCAACATTGTGTACTCCAAGAGTTTGTATAAAAGACTCTCTTGTTGGAGAAAACTCTATAATATCTGATATTCTCAATGACAAACACTCACATATAGACTGTGTTAAAAATAAACCTCCTTGCAATATATGTCTTGTAGCTGTGTTACTATTTGCAGCGGCCATTTTTTGTACACCTACTAAAGCCTTTGGATCTGGAACACTAGCATCTCTAGCCTCGTTTAAACCTGTAGTATCTCTAATCATTTGCAAATAATAATTGTAGTTACCAATTAAAGCTTGCATTTTTTGCCCACCAGCTCCGCTAGTTATTTCTTGTATAGGTATTTTACCTGGATTTAAATCACCTTCTGAAGTAAAACTTCTACCAATTATACTACCTGTTTGAAAAAACATATTCAAAGCTTCTTGTGGATTGTAGTTTGTTCCGTTACCTAAATCAACTTCTGCTAAACCATCAGCGTCTAAATAAACACCATCTGGTACCATACGAGACATAACTTGTTGTAACTTTAAGTGTGTTAGTTGTATCATGTCAGCAAAACCAGTAATTCTACTAACAAGAGACTCTATTCTACCTTCATACATACGAGGTGCAACAATAGAGTAGTTCATTTTTACTTTTGTAAAATTACTTTTAGGTCTCATCATGTTTTTAGACATTTCCCATTTAAGTAATTTTTTAGTACCTAATATTAAAGCGCCTTCATATAAACACTCTATAGATCTTGACTCTTTGCTAAAGTTTTTTGATTCACCAGGATTAAATGTATCGTCTTTTTTAATAGCCTTATCAGCTCCTGTGGCTGTTTCTTTTATCTTGTAAACTTCGTTCATATAAGTTTTGTAATCAAAATATAAAACTCTAACTTTGTTATTGTCTCTTTCTTCGTTTACATCTTTGTACGTAGTATATTGACCGTAGCTTTTGCTGCCATAAGAAGTTATTTCTTTTAAATCTTCTTGAGTTAAATGTGGAAACTGTTTCTTTAATTCATTAACAGGTATATTTTTTACTTCACCAACATAATATATATCTTCAAAATAAGGAGACTCTGTATGTGAGTAAACTAAATTTTCAGGATCAACGTATTCAACTTTTACACCTTCAGAAGTGTTGAAAGAAGTTTTTACAGCACCTATACCCAAAACAGTAAGATCGTAATAAAACCTCTTTTTTGTTAGCTCATATTTACTTCCTTCTAATAATACGTTTATAGCTTGTTCTTCTGCTATTTCTACAGCTTGTTTGTAATTAATTTGCATGTGCAGATCTAACTCTTCTTGTGAGTCTGGAAGTAATTCTGTAGGTGTGTTAAAAAGATCCATACCAAACCTTTCTTTTACGAAAGTTTTTAACTCTTTTTGATTCATATCTTCCATTAAAGAGTTCATGTATTCTGTTCTTCTTGAAACTCCATAAGGATCTTGCGAGTAAGCTTTTACATCATAAGTTCTATTTGATATTCCATTTACAACTATATCTACAAACTTAGGTATTATAGGAACAGGTTTCCAGTCTAAGTTTAAATAACTTAAGTCACCATTAATAGATAACTCGTCTTTATATTTTTGTATTGATTGTTCTCCTCTAGCATAGAGTCTTAGTTGTCTAAAGTTGTTTCTATTATGTATATATCTGCCACTGTAGTTATCTTTATCAAACCACTCTCTTTCTATAGCTTGAGCTACTTTAAGCCCATAATCATAGCTTATTTTTTCTACGTCGCTTACTACTTGACTTGGAAATTGCCTCATATTAATTCTTTATTATTCTTGAAGTACTGCCTTTATTTGAATATTTGGCTATACTTATATTTAATTTTGGTTTTTCTATTTTAGCATTAGGCCTATATAAATGTCTATTACAAGCCATTATAGCTAATCCACTACTTATTGTCGCATCGTACTTAGTACGTTTTGTTATGTCAAATTTAGACCAATCGTTTAAAGTTCTATTAAAATATATATTACCATAAACACCATCTTGTAAATGACCAACGTGTTGTTGTATATACATTTCAATAGCAGCGGCATGTGCTTGTTTTATGTCTTCACTTGAGTTAGGTATACCACCTATTTCTTTTTCTGTTGTAGATAATTTATTCCAAATTTTATCTGGTCTATTCATACTGAAACCTCTATATCCTCTACGCCTTAAGTGATAAAGTAATCTAGGTTTATTATTTTCACAAAGTAACGGCATACCGTAAAACACTAAAGACATTAACACATCTTCAAAAAATATCTCAGCTGTTTGAGGTCTTGCTATATACTCTAAAAAAAAGTGATTAGGCGGACAGTCTTCCATACTAAACTTTGTTAAACCGTGTAGTGCTCCGTTAGATCCTTTACCATCAACTGTTCCTGATATATCATAACTATCACAACCAAAAGCGCCCATGTGTTCATTAGCCGGATATTTAATTCCATTTTTAATTACAACTCTATTTTGCATGTGTTGAGGTGGAAACCAGCTTACTTTAAATCTACCTTTTGGATCTGGATAAAATATAACTCGAGTGTCTTTTATACCGTTAACCCATTGGAAGTTTCCAGTACTTACGTTACCTTGTGCACCAATACCATCGTTGTAATCTATCTGTTCGTATATCTTAACTAGATTAAATATACTATTCTTAGCTTCGTCTCTAAATGCGTGTTCTTCTGTACGTGGAAACTGTCTATAAAATTCATTTAAACCATCTTGATCATTTTTTAAACCTTCAGCTTCATTATTCCAATGATCTATAATACCATAATCTATTAGCTCGCCATCTGGTCCGAACACATCATTATCTGGGTTATCAAAAACTGGTTGCCCGTATCCATCAAGAAATCCTTCGTAATTCCATTCCATTGGTATAAAAAGAGAATATAAACCAGACTTTGTCTGTCCGTTTCTATTTCGTTTTGTAACGTCTGAATCATAGTATAGTTTTTTAAAATTACCACCACCTTTATCTAGAGAGTTACTAGTACTACCCATCATACATTTACCTACAACTCTACTACCTAATCTTAAACACGTTTTTGTTACCCGCCAGTTGTTTAATATATTGTCTGGTCTCTCCCATTTACCACTCTCATCATGTACTAATAAATTAAGCTTTTCTCCATCGTAGCTATTATCACCTGTGTTTTTCCAATCAATAGTAGTATCAAGTCCAACCAAGTCTTCTTGCTGTTCGTTTGCAGTAATTTTTTTACGCGTAAACTTACTTGCAGGTACACGATAAGCAAGTTCAGACTTAGGCCTATCCATACCATCTTGTATTGGTTTAAAAAAGAAAGGATAATTAACCGATATTGGAACAACTTTGTCTGTAAACATTTTTTTAGCATCAGCACCGCTTTTTGATAATATACCATATCTACTATCACTTGATATTGTAGCTAAATTAACGGTTTCAGCCGAAGACATAAAGCTAAATCCACTACGTCTATTTTTTAAATAACACATACCGTAGCATCTTTTATCAGCTTTACAAGCTTCCCAAAATATAAAGAACAAACGATTTGCTTCTCTAAAATCAGGTGCACCTACGTCTATTTTACTCCATTGTAAATACATATAGTGGCTACCTGTTATATATGTTGGCTTATTGTTATTCATAAACCAAAAGCCCTCGTCCCTACGTTTAAACTCTTCGTCTATATAATCGTACCACTTTTCTTTTTGATCTTCAGGGTACGATCTCCAGTCAAATATATTTTTAAGTTTACTTAACGCTTTTGGATACTCTATTTTTTGCCATCTAGAGGATTTGTGCATGTGCACTTGCATCGGTTCCAACGGCAAGCCAATACGCAAATTTTGTATCTCAAGTATCTTCCCAAGTTTACCAGTTTTTGATATAACGATAATATCATGTTCTTTATTGTATCCATATTTCCATTTTTTACCACGGTTCATCCGTGTGATTGTTGTTTTCTTTATTGGTTCTACGACCTTAACTAAATTTTGCTTGTACATTACTTAGATCAAGCAAGTTTTCTTCTTCTTGTATTCTGTTAAGTATTTCAAACGCGTCAAATATTGCTAGTTTTTTAGTAGCTGCAGCATTTTTTAATCTATCAGCGCTAACGTCATCGTCTGTGTTTGTAATTATCTTTTCTTTAGCAACGTTAATTAATTCTTCAACTGCTCTGTGCCCAGCTTGGATTATAAGCTTCTTCGTTTCCTTGATATTCATATTTAATTGTAATAAATTTATTTAAAACTCTATATAATCTTTTATTATCGATTATAAACTCGTAAGTTGAAAAAGGTGTAAATCCTACAAGATCACCAACCTCATTAACGCCATCAGTATATTTAACTATACCTATACACTCTTCTTCTTCTCCTGGTTTTAGTTTGTCTCTTTGTTTTATTGGTTGTACAAAACAATATCCATCTGTAGCTAACCACTTGTTATTTCTTTTATATAAAAATATTTGATCAGGCTTTACAAGATACGTGTTTTCATTAAAATAACTTCTACTATTTTTTTCATTACCTTGCATATCGTGCCAACGTCTAAACACATTGTGATGTACTATAACTGTGTCACCAGGCTTTATTTTTGTTTTATAGGCTGTAGGTATAGATTTAACAACAGCTTCTCTATTTATAAATTGATGATTAAATATCTCTGTATTAACAATAAGGTCTTTATCACCAACTTTTTTAACGTTGTTATATCTATTACCTTTTGGCTCTATAACAAAGTCAAAAGGCGCTTTCATTAATATTCTAAATTATACTCTACAGATATAGCCATATTTTTGTTAAAGTCTTTCCAAGGTAAAACGTCTTTATTCTTTTTTATATATATAGAATATTTGTCTTTTTCTTCAATAATATCAGATATAGTATGACCACCATAAACATCTTGGCCTACAGCATAGTGCATAGCGTTTTCCTTGTAGTCTTTACCTACAGTAATTTTTCTAATTAGTTTACTCATTTTTTTCGTAGTTTATAGCACCATCTTGAATATTAATATCAGCTGTACCATAAGTCTTTTCAAATTCTTGTTGCAGTAAACTTAATTGTTGTTGTAGCGTAGATATGTGATGTAAAATATTATGTTTTTTACTTTCCATAGAACCTATTTCTAATTGAGCTCTATTCATATCATTAATTATAGATTGTACTTTATTTAATTCTTCGTTTGTAATTTTTGTAGCCTTTTCGACTTTCTTTGTTTTTCTTTTTGCCATTTTATTTAATTTAATTGTTTATTAATTTAGTTGAAGCACTCGCAAGATAATACTAGCGTAATAGGGCTAACGTTATATAAAACGTCGTTATTTTCTATTGCATCAACATTAGGTTTTGTTAAAGTTATTTGTGTTGCAGAGTCAACGGTTTTAATAGTACCAAGCACAGCGTCGTCTACAGCGTGTATAACATCTCCAGGCGCAAACAACAAAGTTGCATCTTTAGTATCTAACGTTATTACTGTTTGCGTTCCAGCTGCAAAGTTAGCTTCGTTAACTTGAACTGTAGTTCTAAAATCTAAAGCGCCTTTAGCTACAGCCGCTACATATAAATCACCATTAACCGGTATGTCTAATCCTGACTTAGTAGCTATGTTTAAATATATTAAATCTCCATCGTTAAAGTCACTAGCCGCAATAGGAACATAGCCACACAAATTGTTGAACCAACCTGGTGTATCTACTGCTGCGCCTGTTGTTCCTAACGTAGTAGGTACTGTATCTACGCTTACGTTTACACCGTCGCTAGGCGTTGGTATATGACTTGTTGCAAAAAACAAATCAATACCTACCATTGTTTGATCAGCTCCATTTGTACCTCTAACAATACATTGCAAGCCGCTTACTGAAGATATTTTTCTAGCATCTACTTTATGCCAATCAAAAAGTATTTCAGTATCTGCATAAGCAGCTGCTTGTATACTAGCAGGCATAACTGGTTTTACTACTTTAAATAATTTACTCATCGTTTTATTTTTTTACTTTTTCTAGTGATCTACCACCAAAGTAGGCACCGATCACGGTTATTAATACTAGTTGTAATAGATCAACCCAAGTGTCTTTTACTTCAAAAGCAATAACACCAGCGTCAATAAATATCATTAACACTGTTGATACTACTAGAAATATAAGAACTAAAGGTCTTATGTTTTTTGATAACCAAGAATCAGAAGCCATATCGACCTTCCATCTTTTAGTTACTTGCTGTTGCATATTAGCTTCGTAACCCATTATCATATCTTTTATTTTTCTTTCTGCTTCAAGCTTCTCTTCTTTTGAAGTATGTAGTTCGTCTATTACGCCGCCTACACCTTTTACTAATTCATTAGCTCCACTTGAAAATATTTTTCCTAATATACTCATTGTTTATTTTTTATTCCCAAGGCATTTGTTCCCAAGGAAATGATTTGTCACCTTCTGGTAGTTTTTTCCCATTGTAATCAATTTTACCATCTTTTCTTTCGTACGTATTGCCGTCCCACATTATATAATCGTCGTTATAAGCTAACTTACCTAGCTTCATATCTTTCATGTGTACCATCTCATGTATAAGCACTTGTGTTTCTTGATCGCTTCCTGGCTCTACTTTGTTACTTATAAATATAGTACCATCATTATTAGCCTCTCCTAATATGCCTTCACCTAAAGACTTTCTTAAAACAGGTGTACCTGGTATAACGTTGTCTTCTTTTTTAAAAGACAACTTTGAATTTACTTCACCTCCATTTATTTCTATACCTCTTGATGATCCTAATTTAAATGCCATATTATTTGTTTTTTATTCTTTCTAAATGTTCTTTAGCTACATCGACATCAGTATAACCTTTTATTTCTTGTTTAGCTGCTTTAAATTGATCTTTAGTTATTTTGCCCTGTTTATATAATTCTCTTTGTTCTTTTATTAAATTTCTGTTAGATTTTCTAAGTATTCTTTTGTCTTTATTTCCAAAGCCACTGAAACCTTTCATTTTAAACGCCATATTATCTATCTTTATCTTTTATCATATCATCTATAGCTTTATTGTAAACTTTGTCTGTATATGATTTATTATTAAAAAATACACTTCGCTCTGAAACAGGTAGATCTTCTTCGCTAAGTAATATTCTGTATATTCTACTTATTAGTTGGCTACATTTAAACGAGGTTTTAAATATAGAGTATTTTATTGTAGTTCTGTTTCTGT